TTCTATTATGGGTTTGTCTTGGGAGCAATTGCCTTGTCTTTTTTGTATTTGTATTTCGCAAATATGCGATTGAACGCTTTTGAAGCGGGTGGACATACTTGGTGGGCAAATTTCCGAATCTTACATGGATGTTTGTATCTTGTTGCGTCGATTTATGCATTCCAAGGTCTACAAATTACTTGGTTGCCGTTATTCATAGATAGTCTTCTAGGTTTAGGTTTGTTTGTCAATAAACGCCTATTATTATAATATACTTTTGCGTAAAAAACATAAAAAATATATGCTTAGTCTTATTATAATGTCTACTCTATCTGAAAGTGAACGATTAAATTTAAAAAGACTCATCAATGATTCCGAATGCGAAGATAATACTGAACACATTCGCAAAGTAAAACATAGTGTTCTACTCCGTGATGCTATTCGTAAACTCGATACATTGAGAAATACAGAATCTGAGTTGAAATCTCGCGATTTTGAGGCATTCAAGGAGAAGTGTGTTGCAGAAACTCCCTTCTTGTTCAATAATTATACGGACATTTTTAATAAAATGATCAACGATGAATTAGATTTAACCATTATGACAAAAATGTTAGTTATTCTAAAATTAATCGAAGACGCAAAAGTCGACCAACATGAGGGTTCCGCAATGATGGGTAAGATTTTGAAAGAGTTGTACGTAGATAGTGCCACAAAGCGAATGGATAATCTTGATGCTAAATATGATGCGGATAAACCTGTTCCCGACGAAGGTAAAAATGTTTCATGGAAAGAGTTCAAGAAGAGTCGCGGTGAAATAATTTAATCAAACTATATAAACATATAATATGCAATCATAGTATCACTGCATATTATGTTTCATTTTGTGTCGCGCAATAAAGATTCTCAATCCGCTCGTTATGAAGATGAAATATCGAACAGTATTTTCCAAGCAGGTATCCGACTTTCGTCTCTTACTACCCAAACGTTTCATACACAACCTTTCGCAATATTGAAGTTGTACATTGATGACGAAGATTTAAAACAAAAATATATTGAAAAAGTGAAAGAACACAATGAAAAAATGCTTCACGATACTTTCCCCGATTCTGGATTTGATTTATTTGTCCCTCAGTTAGAAAAGTTTACTCAGCAATTTTCGAGTAAGATGATTGATTTCAAAATCAAAGCAGAAATGCTTTATAGTGATTCTGGGTCTCGAGAAACCAATTTCTGGACTTCTTGTGGTTACTATTTGTATCCACGCTCCAGTATTTCAAAAACGCCTCTTATGTTAGCCAACCATACTGGCATTATCGACTCCGGATATCGCGGATTTATTAAAGGAGCATTCCGTCATTTAGAGAGTGTTTCTGACCAACAACCTTATAGTGTAGAACAGAATAGTCGCCTTTTACAAATATGTCATCCTACATTATGTCCAATATTGGTAACAATCGTAGAAAATGAGTCTGAATTGTCCGATAGTAGTCGAGGTGATGGCGGATTTGGTTCTACAGGTAAATAGTTGTCAGAGTTCATTCTTTTAGAATATTTAAATAGGTGTTTTAAATATTCTCGTTGTTTATATAATGAAGAAAGTTATACCAGAATCCAGTTATATTTCTTTATATAAAGGAAAACAATTCCATAAAAGACGGAAAAAGCGTATAAAGCGAGTAATTGCGTTTGATTTAGATGAAACCCTCGGTTCGTTTGCCGACTTGTATATATTGTGGTCTATACTTCAAGATATGTGCGAAAGTCATTATCCGGTGGATTTCAATAAACTATTAGATTTATATCCAGAATTTTTGCGTTATGGTATCCTTCATATCTTGGAATATCTCTATGAAAAAAAAATGATTGGTCAATGTGAAAAAATCTATATATACACGAACAATCAGTGTTCCGTGAATTGGATTAAGTTAATATCAAAGTATTTTGATTATAAACTATCGGTTAAATCGAACTTATTCGATAAAATTATTTATGCTTTCAAAATCGACAACAAACGCGTTGAACCTGAACGAACTACTCATTCCAAAACATATGCGGACTTTATGAAATGTACTATGATTCCGAATAGTGCTGAAATTTGTTTTATTGACAATTCATATTATTCCAGAATGAAAAATGAAAAGGTCTATTATATTCAACCTACATCTTACAGACATTCTCTCGATGTGAATACTATCATTAATCGGTTCTTGCAATCTCCATTGAGTTTGAAAGTACCTTGTAAAAAGGAGAGCGATTTATATCCATTTATCAAACTACAATTCGATATATTTTCTTCTCCTGGCACTCCTCGGGCCAAACATGATAAATTGAAATTACAAGAAATCGATATACTGGTCATACAAAAAATGATGTTTCATGTGAAAGAATTCTTTTTCGTAACCAATATGAAAAAATATACCAAAAAGAAAAAATTACCTATAGGTAGATTTACACGAAAGAAATATCACTAATTGTCTTCACTTGTAACATGTTGGTTCACTGTTAATATAAGCTGTTCGTCTATAGATAATTTTTGGAAAATGACACAGTCGTCATATTTGAATTGTATGAATCTATGCATTGCATTTTTACACAATACATAGATACCGTTTTTGGTAAATTTTACTTCTACCACAATTCCACCGTTCGTCAGTTTATGTGTTCCTCGTCGTATCCAACGCACATGTTTCCCATTATGTAATTCACCCACCTCATCTACCAAACGGTAATCACTCAGTTTATCTAAGTAATTTTCGACGATTTCTTGGTCGTCTAGTTCATCGTTTAATGCTTCATCTATGTCTTTTTGGATTTCAAGTAGTGTTTTATCTTGTAAATAATCATTTTTTACATCATTCGTATCTTCCAATAACTCATCAATGTTTATATTCGATAATAAACTCGGGTCTTGTTTTGCTTGTTCAAATATTTCTTGAATATTCATTATTCGTTGTTTGTTGTTTGGTTTGCTAATTCAATCATGTTTGAAACTCTTTTTTCAATTTTGTATTTCTCCATATAACCATAAATCGTATTGATCACCCCCATATTAATTAATAAAATCATTGCCGCCGAGAATATAATATTACTATCAGTCTTACTTAATGTGTGTTCACGAAATGGATGGAATTTCGCTATCAAGAATAAACAAATAAAACTATGTATGACAGTTTTGAATATCATTAAATATTCTATATTCAACACAGTAAACCCTAATACAAATAAAGCGTATAGAATGTAAAATGTCGCATTGATAGATTGAAAATGATTGCCTACAAATGTGAGTATTGTATCAACCAATGATTGCATGATATACTATTATTAGATATTTTATTCATATACATATAGAAATACATACATAGGTTTATTATGCTTGAAATAAATGAAGTAATAAACAACCGGTATATTATTGAAAAAATAATAGGTAACGGTACTTTTGGTCATGTATATAGAGCAAATCATGTACGGAAATCTATGTTGTATGCTGTCAAAACTGAACCGCTAACATCCACCTATACCACCTTAACCCATGAATGTAACATATTGAAATATTTATATGATAATCGTTGTCGCAGTATTCCATCCATTTCTTGGTATGGAAGGCATACCAACATGTTTTGTTTAGTTATACCGCTCTATGATATGACGTTGACTAATTATTTATGTGACCGTAAGTTATCATTGTCATCGTTATACAAGTTATTTCCAAAACTAATTACCTTGATGCAGACCATTCATGAATTACATGTTATCCATTGTGATATTAAACCGGATAATTTTATGGTAAAAAATGGTGAACTGTTTCTAATCGATTTTGGATTGGCGCGTGTATGTGTCGACGAACAATCAAACCACGTAGAAGATATTCAACAAACCGAGATTACAGGGAATATCCGTTTTTGTAGTTATTTTGTCATCACCGGCCATCGACCATCTATTCGCGATGATATTATTTCACTCGGGTATTTATTTTTATATGTAATCAATATGGAATTGCCATGGGACAATATAACGCGTGTTGAAGATAGTCAATACCTTCGAAATCATGTTTTACATATACGAAATCGTAAAAATGCTGAGTATAAAAAACTATCGTCTATCAAACAATTTTCTTCCACGATAGACAAACATCTTATCATGTATTTTCAATATATTTACAGTATCCCTTATGGGGAATTGCCTTGCTATGATGCACTCCGGAATTTATTTGCTTGAAATATATTACAAAACAATATAAACAGCTATTCATACAATAGTCTATAGTCTATTATGAGTTCTACTACTGATGCTGTTACTAAGAGTATGATTGGAAAGGTTAAATGGTTTAATAACAAAGCCGGTTATGGGTTTATTACATTGAAAGATGGTGACGATATGCGCGATATTTTTGTTCATTATTCCGCTATTAAAGTTACCAACTCCCAGTATAAATATTTGATTCAGGGTGAATACATCGAGTTTGATTTGGAGAAGTCTTCTGATGGACCTCACGAGGTGAAGGCCGTCAATGTTACTGGTGTTAAGGGAGGTGAACTCATGTGTGAGACCCGGCATAGTATTCGTCCTCAGCGTAACGGTTCGAATGATGATGGATTCACTCCAGTAAAAACAAAGCGCAATCATCCTCTCGATAGTAAGTAAACGCTTTCAAATTTAATTACAAACAACATCTTCGGTTCACATCTATATTATAATAACAAACAGTTTGTTATTATACATTACCCATTTTTCGTAATCAATACGTCTTTGATTACATTTCGGATGATCTTGTCTCCGAATTGTTTGCTTTCACATTCCCCAAATCCACCTAAGATTGCGTCCGACAATTTCATAAACTCTCCGTTCTCAATTGTATCCATTTCGGTATAGTTGGGATTTTCTTCGGTCCATTGACGCATTGTTTTACAATTTTTATTTGCCACTTTATCCACCAATTTTCGTAACGTTTCGTTACTATTTTCTTCTTTTTCCCATACGTCGTTGTCGCGTATATACAACGTTTCCCGTTTTAAATCAGTACAATGCAACGGACGCTTATATGTATCTAATTCACGTAATTTATTGATAAATATGCGAGATATCCCGTTTACATATCCTAGACGACCCGTTTCTAGCAAATCTTCCATATCCAATTGCATATTTTCCAAAAAATCGGAGATATTCATTGCGTCTTTACATTGTTCGTTCAAAAAGAAGTTCAGATTAAACTTGTTGTTACTATTTACAGTGTTATTGGTTACATGTTTTACATCTTTCACTGCTTCTAATAATTGTTTTTGTAGACCTTGGTTCTCTTTCTGTTGTTCTACAAGTAACTCCTTGAATTCTTGATTTTGTTTTATCAATTCAAACAACGCTGTATTTGTGTCTTCTTTTTCAATCACTTCTTGCGATAATATATCTTTTTCCGGTTCAATGTTAGTTGATTGACATTGGTCTAACCCGCATTTTTGTTTATGTTTCCATAAACTACTGCGATTATGGTATGATTTGTTACAATATTCGCAATTATTAATCTCCGCAACTTTGAGCAACTTTTTTGTTTCCATATGTTTCCTATTATGGAAACAGAAAAAGTTGCTAAATCATTTTTTCATAAAATATATTTTTTTTTTATGCAGTCAAATATTTTAAAGAAAAATCAGAATTACTGCATTATGCTATGAACCCGTTTTTTAAACTTTGAAATTCGGAAACTATTTTGGAAAAATGAAAATTGGACATTTTTAAAAATGTCCAAAAGTGAAAAAATCTTCAGAGAGTTGAAATCTAAAAAACATGCACTTTATATTTTGTTCACCATGACTTCTTTTATTACTCCACGAATTATTTTGTCTTTGAATTGTTTGCATTCTTGCTCTCCGAATCCTCCCAATACCGCTTGCGTCAAGCGAATATATTCCATATTATCCATCGAGTCGAATACTTGATATTCTGGGTGGTCATTTGTCCATTTGTTCAAATTCCGACAGTTTTTGTTGGCTACTTTACCTATCAAACTCGTCAAATTCTCCTTAGAATTGGTCTCTTTTGACCATTCATCGTTTTCTTTGATGTATAGCGTTTCACGTTTCATATCGGTACAATGAAGTGGACGCTTATAGATATCCAATTCTTGTAACTTGTTGATTAAAATACGCGAAATTCCTCCCACGTAACCCAAACGGCCCGTTTCGGTTAAATCTTCTATGTCTAATTCCATATTTTCAATGAATTCAGACATATTTATCGCGTCTTTGCATTGTTCATTCAAAAATACATTCAAATTAAACTTCTGATTA